GCGGAAACTCTCAATCAGGACCGTGGCCACAACCGCCTTGGAAAACGACCAATCTTGCGCATTGAGTGGCCCATAAACCGGCCGCTTTCGCGTGCGATTATAAAAGGTATCGTCCACCCAACGGTCGAAATCAGTTGGCAACACGGCGGTTTGGGTCTCGGTCGCCGTGGACGTGAACGTCTGTTCATTGACGAGGATTTGCCAGGCATGACGGCGGGCCAGCGCCTTGCCTTCCTGTTGCGCGAAGCCCAACAGGCGCAAGGTTTGCTGGTCCTGCGAGCCAATTGCGGAAGTTGGCCGGTTAATGCCTAGCCGGTCCGCTGCGTCTTGGACAATCGTGAGGAGTGTCAATTTGCCATCACCATTTTAGGGGGTCGCCCGCGCCGTTTTGGGGCTTCTTCTTCGGCTTCCATGTCCTTCAACGCGCCTTCCAGCTCGGCCATTCTGGCTTGCATGGCTTCTACTGTCTCCCGCAGCTTCAGGTTTTCGCTGGCCACGGCCGAGGTTGAAATCATCGCTTCCAGATAGGCCCGTGCCTGCTTTTGCTTTTCCCTGAGATGGGGAATCGCAAGTTTGCTGATGGACGAGTCCTCCATTCTGGCAAGGTCTTCCACCGACCGGATGTTGGCTGGCTCCAATGCCTTCACCAATTGGGGGGTGGCACCGGGCCAAGCCGCCAACGGCGTGCCGTCGATTGGAGCGCCCTGCCCTTCCTTCCATCGATCGTAATAGGGCTTGATCACCTGCCAGATCGGGTTTTCCGGGCTTTTCATCAGCCGGGAAATCTTTTCTTCGGTAATCGGAGGGGTGCCCTGCACGCCCTTCTTGACCCAAGACACCCATTCAATGGGCTTCTGGGAGCCGTCAGGCTGCGGCTTGTAGTCGGTACGGAACTCAACCACGGCAATGAAGGGAAGCCGCTCCTGCGCCTCCCTGTCGAGGGCCTGGGTTACGGGGTCGCTCATGCTGCACTTTCCTGTTGCATCTGTTTCACCATCTCTTGCAAAAGCCCCTCGCCGACAAACGAGAACGAAGCGCCCTGCGAGCGCTGCGCCGTATCGACAAAGTGCCTTGTGTAGGTCACATCAACCGGCGATGTCAGGAACCACTTGTCCCCGCACCTGACCTTGATGACATCTTTCTTTTTGCCCTTGTGTGCGCCCGCCCAGCGCATCAGCTCCTCGTCTTTCTTGGAGACGGGAGTGCCGTCCTTGGCCTGCCCGAACGAGCAATCCATGCCGTAGATGGAGAACTTTCGATATCCCAAGCCGTAGAACAGGGCGATTGCACGAAGCCCGACCGATCCGCCCCCACAGATCAAAGCCTCGTTCTTCTCGCTCTCGATTTCCTCGACAATCTTGTAAGAGGCTTCCCCGTTCATGAGGTGCCAAAGCGACAAGTCGAAGTCCTTCAACTTGTCGGTCAGGTCGGGATGGCAGCAAGAGGCGATGTAGTATTTGACCCCTTCCCGAGGGTTCATCAGGTTTTGCGCCTTGTGCGGGCGCGGATCACATTCGACATGATAATCAGGAATAATATTACGTCGCAGAAGAAAATCATGGGAGCCCGACATAGAGATAACATCGCAGTCTTCCGTGTACTTTTTCTCTGCGATGATGCTGGACCAAGTCTCCCGTAAAGATGGACCATAAGCCACAATAATCGCACGGCGGTCATGCTCCAGAAATTCGCCCTCAGGGCCTAGCAACGGCTTCAGCCGCTTGTCGGTCACCTTGACGTTGTGCAGGGTGTTCTCAAACCTAGCATCGTCGTTCATGGCGCCGATGGACTTCCACTCGCCGACGACAGCCAACGGCATTGCCGTACCAACGACCTCCAGATTATCCGGCGAGAACCATTCGACCAGCTGGAAATACTTGTCCATCGTCGCTCGCCACCATGGCAGAGAACGCAACGCATCAGCCTTGATAACGAAGAACAGCCGCTTGCGGACAAGCTGTCGCAGCTCGTCAAGTTTGGCTTCCAGATCAACCTGGCTCTCAAGACTGTTGAGAGCGCAGATCAGTTCTGCCGGTTCAACCGCATCACCGCGCCAGATCGTAGCCTTGCTGATCTTTTCGTTGATCATAACCCGGTTAATGGCCGCTTCCCATTTCGAGGAATAGCCGACAACCGCAATCTTAACCCCGAGACCGTTTCCGGTATCTTCTTCCGGCATCAATTCGTGTGGGATGCCAGCGACGACAGCATTGCAGCCGAACCCAGCAGGGATATCACCCACATAATAGTCATCAAAAGCCACAAGCCTTGAGTGTTTGACAGCTTCATAATCGCCCCTGATTGTTGCTTCCGAATGGCCGCCGTCGATAAAGACGAAATCGGCGCGTTGGTCGGTGCCGTGCAGGGTCTCCCGCGTGTCGCCCTTGATCAGTTCATAGGTGAAATCGGAGAAATCGGCCTTGATCTTCTCCAGCTTCTCGCAAGCCGCCTCTTGTGAGCCTGCGCCCTTGCCGTTCATTTCCCGCTTGTCGGTTTCTTCCGTCGCCGTCTCAAACAGGTCATAGCCGACATAGTGGACGTTGTTGTACTTCAGGGATTCCCGGCAAAGCAGGTCCGCCCTTTTGCCTTTATGGGTGCCGATTTCAATGATGCGCTTGGGCTTATTGAACGCAATAAGCTTGAGCAGTCGGTTATATCGTCTCGGGTTCATGCTTCAGCCTCGATGTCGGAGTGAACCATTTCCGCTACGAGGTGTTCGAAGGAAATAGCGTGGTCCCAATTTAGGACTGCGCGGGCCTTGGATGCGTCCCCGCAGAGGTTTTGGACTTCCGATGGCCGGAAGAACTCGGGTGAGACTTCGACAACGCATTGACGATTTTGATCGAAGCCACGTTCTTGAAGCCCTCGCCCTTTCCAGTTGATAGATTGTCCAACGGCTGCATAGGCGGCTTCGACGAACTCCCGGACAGTCCGCTGTGTCCCAGTCGCAATAACATAATCTCCGGCTTTCTCATGTTGGACGATGGCGTGCATCGCCCGTACATAGTCCTCTGCATGGCCCCAGTCGCGCTTGGCATCGAGGTTGCCAAGGATCAGCTTTTCACCGGCCGCAACCGCCCGCGTGATCTTGCGGGTGACGAAATCACGGCCCCGGATCGGGCTTTCGTGGTTGAACAGGATGCCGGTTGAAGCGTGTAGCCCATAAGCTTCACGGTAATTGATCGTGAACCAGTGCGCCGCTAGTTTAGCAACGCCATAAGGCGAGCGAGGATGAAAGCGCGTATCCTCATTCTGCGGCCCCGGTTCAGAACCGAACATTTCCGACGTAGACGCTTGGTAGAAGCGAGCATTGCCACCCCTCAAAGCCTCTAGGATGTTCAGAGCCCCGCCCGCATTGACTTGCAGGGTGAGCGCCGGATTTTCGAACGAGCGCCCGACATGGGACTGTGCGGCGAGATTATAAACCTCATCCGGCGCAATCTTATCAATCAGCCTGCGGACCGAATAGGCGTCGGTAATATCGCAGGTATGCGGGATATATTCACCACTGTGAACCGCCGTCGACGGTCTGACCGTGCCGTGAACCTCGTACCCCAAACCGTTCAAGAGGTCGGTCAGATAGTGGCCGTCCTGGCCCGTCACTCCGGTAATCAGTGCTTTTTTCATAGCACCGCCCCGTAAGCCGTCGCCTTGCCCCTTGGCCCCTTGTTGTGTTCGATAATCCCCGCCAAGGGCGAGTGTTCGAACACCTCGAGGGTATTGGCCCCAGGGCAGAGATTGTAGAACGCGAAGCCCTTGCGTTCGAACGTCTTGCGCGCCCGGTCAAAGGCGGCGCAATCATGCCATTCCGGCAAAAATAACAATTCACCGCTGGTATAGAGCCTGCGGATTTCCTTTAGAAACGCCTTCTGTCCCGGCGCAAACCCGATAAATCCCGTCTCGGTATGCCGGTAATACGGCCTTGCGAGATAGGAGGCTGTGCAACCGTCAGGCGGTAGCCATTCCTTCAAGATGTCGGTCGTGACTTCCCGCACCGTCTCGGTGTCGGCATCAAGCCAGATCAGATGCCCATCATCTGGCATACTGGTGTATGCCCAAACCTTGTTGCTGTAGCGCACCGGTCGAAAGCGGTAATCATGCGGGTCGTCTTTCCCGCCGTAAATCCTGATAAACACGGCGCGGTCCATGTCCGCATCCAGCGGCTTCCAGATCGCCCTTGCGCTGGCGTCCGCTGGCTTTTCGCCTTCATAGAAGGCGTACAGCTCAACATCATCGGGCCAGTGCTTAAAGGATTCGATCATCCTCCGCCCGTAGACTTCATAGCCTTCCGGCGAGAAGGTCGTCACGACGGACACCTTCATTTGTTTGCCTCATAGGCATCGGACATCATCAGCTTGATGGCAGAGCCGCCGCGCGCCCAACGGCAACGCCAGCCATACCATTCATCGGCATAGGGCTCCGACTCGTACCCTTCCATATTGGGCACGCCATCCGTGAAGTGGACGATTTTCGGTTCCTCGTCGGCCCTAGAATGCCCGACAAGGTAATTCCAAGTCACGTCCAATTCGCCAATATCGCAGTCCGCCAGCCAGAACAGGGCATGGAGATCGCGGCCCGGCGTGTTGTTCAGAACATCCAGGGTTAACGCCTTGTTGGCCGGATGGTCGCAGTTAAAGGCAATGACGGATGACCAGTTCTTACGATTGTAAGAAGTCTGGATTTGCCCGTCCATCTTGACCTTGTTCAAAGGCTCATGCTTGTGGTGAACGCAATAGACGGCTTTGCGCTTGTCCATCTTGTCGAAGATACGGACCACATCATGCCGGAACATGACATCGCCGTCGGTAAACAGCGCCCAGCCGGTTTTGGCCAGCATCGGCACGAAGAAACGCGCGTTGGCGTGCTCCGTAGACATCGGAGCATCGCTTACCACGTCCCACATTACCGGCTTGTCGGCGGCACTGGGGCGGTATTCAATCGGGCGCTTGTACAGCCCCGAGTCAATCAAATCATCTAAGACTAGTCCCAAAACGGGAACTGGCAGGCTTTTGTAATAGTGCAGGCTTTCTCTTGCGACCGCGAAGGCAGCATCCTCGCGCGGGTCGTATCCAATAAAGACTTTCATGCTCTTCTTTCTCAGTTCGCCTGTTAGGGGAAATCCCTAACTCGGGCCCAAAGAAAAGGCCCCCGGATTGCTCCGGAGGCCCAAGTTCTGTTTGAACGGTTAGTTTATTATGCAGTACCCGGACGCAACAGCACGGTCGGGTAGTTGATGAACCCTTCCATGTTGGTCGCCGAGGCAGTCGGGTTGGTCGAGAGGATTTGAAGGCCCAGAACTGCGTAGTTCGAAGCCGTCGCGTCATCCAGAGCGCCCGCGGTCGAGGTGGACCACAGGATGATGTTCTTGACGCAAGAGCCAAGAACGTTGATGCGGCAATCGCCCTTCACCTGCACCCAGCCATAGTCGCCGGAAGCAAGTGCGAAGGCAGCAACGCCGATTTCCTGCCCGGTCGGGGCCGTCGTGGTCGAGAAGCTCGCCGCGACGAAAGAACCGTCGTGCGGAACGCCAACCACGTCGTACTGCGCCACTGCGGAGTCGGCATGGACGAAAACCCATTCCTTGCCGTCGGGAGTGTTGACACGCGCGCCGACCGAGAAGCCCTTGCCGCCGCCCAGCACCGGAGTGGTGTTGGTGGCAGTGGCGTAGGTCACAGCCGACAGATTGTAGCCAATAAGAGTAGCCATTTTGTTTTGCTCCTATTAGCTGGCGTCAATGAGCACGCCCTGACGGGCGCGGTTCGAACAGGTCAACTGGCCCATCCAGAGGATCGGAATGACCGTCGCGTCCTGGTTCACGCTCATCTTTTCGTCGAGCGTGGTCCAGTTGGTATCGCGATGGACAACCAATTCCAGATAGTCGGAGTTGATGAAGTACATCTTCTCGCCGGTTGACGTGAAGTTCGTCGACTGACGGTCGAAGATGACATCGGCCTGCTGGAAACGCAGTGCGTTGAAGCCAGCCGTCGCGTCCTTGTCGTCGGAGGTGTAGCGCTGATTGGGAACAAGAGCGTTCCAGAAAGCAGCGTACAAGTCCTGAGTTGAGACAATGAGGTCGGTCTGATCCGAACCGCGAGCGCAGTTCAGCCAGAGCTTCATCATGTCGTTCTTAACGTCGGCGTAGGTGTTCGTGCCCGACATTTCCTGAAACTGATTTTGCCAGAAAGTGAAGGTGGACGAATTGATACCGCCAACGGTGCCGGTACCTGCGGTCTGGATGATCGTGCCCAGTCCGCCCATCTGGTTCGCGAGCGAACCGGAGCCGTAGAGGTCCAGCGACATGTTGTTCGCTGCGGTCCTCATTGCATTCTTCGTGCGAGACGCAGCCAGATCGATGAGCTGCTCCTTGCCCGCGTTCATGCGAAGTTCACGGCCCGACGCGACGACGTGAACCGCCGCCTGCACCCAGTCATACTTGGCCGCCGACAGAACGTCGGAAGCGCCGATGTTGAGCGCATCGAAGCCGCTGTAACGCTGATAGGTCGCGTTTTCAGCGTAATCAAGCGGACGCACAATTTCATAGCCGCCCGAAAGCTTCTTGATCTTGCCGTTAGTCTTGAGACGCCGATAAAGCGCGTTGTGCTGAGACACGTTGTCCGCAATCTCAGTAGGATGATTACGGAGAGTGGTGGTCACCAACTCCGTAAACACGCTGTTTGGAGATGCCATTTAGGTTTCCTAAAGGTTGAAGGGTTAGTTGCCCATCAGCCTGTCGGCGGTATCGCGCATAGTTTGCTCCCAGGAGCCCGACGGCTTGGGAGACGCACCCTGTCCTGATTTGACGTTGACGGAAGCTGATTTCTTAGCGTCGGCCGCCTTCTTTGCCGCTTCGGCCTTGGCCTTTTTATCGGCTTCGGCTTTCTTGTCGGCGGCGATCTTGGCCTGCACGCTTTCGTTCAGCTTTGTTGCTCGGTCATAGGCGCGGTCTAGGATTTTCTCCGGTGCCAGATTTGCGTCAGTGGCCTGGATCGCATGAATCTGTTGAAGAACGTCCTGTTCTAACTCGCCCCAGTAGGGTTTATCTTTCGCGAAGTCCTCGACAAGCTTTCCGATGGACTTTTCACTAGCTTGTTGTTCCGCTTGTTCGCGGGACGTGACTTTGTTGCTGGTTTCGGCCATTTGACGCTGGAGTTGGCTGATGGTCTGCCGAAGTTGCGCAACTTCGGGATTTCCTTCGCCTTCCGATGGCTTACCCAACGATGGCAACTGAACGCCGTATGCATCCGCCAGCCATTGAATACCGGCTACAGGGTCTTGCTCAAGGAAGGCGTTCGCGGCGGCAAGCTTTTCGAAGGCTTCCGGTGCGTTCATTCCTTTAAACGAGGCCTTGTAGCGGTCTGCAATCTGTCGGATTGGCTCGCTCGCTTTTGCTGCCTGTCCCAATTCCGTGATGCGCTTGTGCGACTCGGCTTCCCGCTTTGCGACCCAATCTCGCAATTCAGGTGCAGCCTGATCCAGCTTTTCGCGCAACTCAGCGGGCAGGGAGGTCGGGTAAGTGATGGCCGGTTTCTCCGGTTCACTTGGCGCGGCTTCCTGGGTCTGCCCCTCTGTCTCAGTGGTCTCTTCAGCGGGAGTTTCCTCAACCGCTTTAACTTCTTCCTCCGGCTTGTCCTTGGCGGCAAACCGCTGTTGCTGATCTCGTGGCGGGTTTACCTTGTCGTAAGCCTCCGCCATCGTTTCCTCGATGGACTTTTTTGCAGGCTCTACGACTTGCACCTGTTGCGGGATGGATGCACTAGCATTTCCCTCGCTGGCAACCGGGGTCGCCGCGCCTTCGACTTCAGACATAAATTACCCTTAAAAGGTCAATAGATAATCGCTGTTGAACTTGGAAATGACCTTCATTCCAAGCCCCTCTAGCAGCTTCAGGCCGCTAAACTCATAAACGCCTTGGTTGTTCGCCCAACCCTTATGCTGCTCGATGATGATCGCAGGCCGGTTGCGCTTGATGGTCTCGATACCGCCCAAAACCACGCTGTATTCGTAGCCCTCGCAGTCCATCTTGAGAAAATCGACGTTCTCAAGCTTGAAATGATCCAAGGTCCTGATCTGGACTTCAAAATCACCATTGGCCCGGATCGCAGCATTGCCGCTGTTCACGATCGGGTTGAACATCTTCACCGTGCCGGACTGGTTGCCCAGGGCGACAGGGATGATATTCGTCGCTGGCGCGTTTTTAACAGCACACTGTACATGCTCGGGGACCGGCTCGAAGCCCGTCACTTCCCCGAAGACCCGCTCCAGCACCCTCGACCATAGCCCGCAATGGGCACCCACATCGACGGCGTGGCGGAAGTCCTTGA